CTATCTCCTCTTCGCTAAGTCGGACTGCTGCTCCATGATGAAAGCGGACCCGCCGGCTGCCCAGTCGAAGGATTGCTGTGCCTCAATGATGAAAGGCATGAAAATGCCGATGGAGAACAGGCCGAGCATGTCGCCGATGCCGAACATGCCCATGCCCGCCCCCGGCCGGTGAATGCCCTGGGGCCGGAGTCAGTCGGAATCTGAGCCGCCCATCACTGCAACCGCAAGTCCCGGCCCCGGCGCCCGCTGAAAAGGCGGCACGTATTCGACGTCGCACGCTCAAGGTGTGGGAGGGTTTCGTCGCGAGCATGACTCGCCACGCAATCGGCGATGTCCCTCTCGGCGCTCGCGCATGCCAGTTACATGAGATTGTCTCGATGCCCAGCTACGGCGGATAAGCAGTACCGATGTGGTGCGCGATACTGGGATTGAACCAGTGACCTCTTCCGTGTCAGGGAAGCGCTCTCCCGCTGAGCTAATCGCGCCGGGGAAACCAAAAGCTTGGAGGTGGAGACGGGAATCGAACCCGTGTGCACGGCTTTGCAGGCCGTTGCCTCACCACTCGGCCACTCCACCGTTGGGGTCCACGCCACTTGCACCTTCGAGCGGATGACGGGATTCGAACCCGCGACCCTCACCTTGGCAAGGTGATGCGCTACCAACTGCGCTACATCCGCGCGCCTCGGACGAGATCGTCGCCCGGTGCGAAGCACGACGATAGTCCACGTGAGCGGGCACATACAAATTTCTTGGTACGAGCCGTGTCTAGGCTATCGCGTCGCGCCCGGCATGCCGATGCGGTCGGTATCGTCGGGGTCTGCACGTGCTAGTCTTCGACGTCGTTCGCCATCTCGGCGCCGGTCCCGTGGCTCAGTGGGAGAGCGTCCGCTTCACACGCGGAAGGTCGCTGGTTCGATCCCAGCCGGGACCACTTGTATTGTCGCAGCTAGACTAGGGTATCTAGCCTTACGAAGCAAGACCGATGTTATCTCGGTGTTATCCGGTTCGCCAGTTCTCCGCAGCAAGAGAGGCCTCCGCAAGGTGCGGAGGGCCCCGGCGACGGCGGTCACCGTCCCGGGGTATGGCCCAACTGCTAAGGAGCTGGACATGCCGAACAATACCTTCCCCGTCCCCGCTGGCGCACTGCGTGTTTACGAGTGGCAGCTTGGTCCCACCGGCCCGGACGGCGCTCCCAATGTTTACCGCCGTTTCGTCGGCAGCTCGTGGGGCTCAGATCGCTTCGCGGTCGGCATCGACGGCATGCAGCACGGCGACGGCAGTGTCGAGCGGTTCATCTACCTCGACAAAGATCTTGGGCTGGACGATCTGACTGCTAAACAAGCTCGCCGGATGGCGCGTGCACTGATCGCTGCGGCCGACGACTACGACCGGCTGAACGACATCGAGGCTTCGAAATGACCAGCGACGCTCAGCTTTTGCATGCCACCCTCTGCTTTCTCGCCGACCGGATCGGCGCCGACCACCCCGATATCTGGGCGGCTCGGGCGGTATTTTCGGCAACCGGCGGGCAACGGCCCACGCAGGCCGGGGTGGATGCCCTCTGCCATGTGGCAGACGAGCAGCGGCCTTGCTCTAAACGCTGACCCAGGACTCGGTCTCGCCAAACCTGAGCGACTTGTCGGGACCGAGTCCTACTCTTTTTCGAATCGAGAGGGGAGCCACGATGGCCACAGACGAGGGTGACGAGACCCAGGCCGCCATCACCGATGACGACGCCAACACCGCTGTCGTGCCAGGCGTCAGCGGCGCGGATGTTGCAGAACTGGCGTGGTCGGCCGAACAACCCGAAAACCCGCCGGAAGAATCACCGTGGCTGAATCGGGTGCGCTGGGCCACGCTCGCCGTCACCGTGATCACCCTGGCTGGCGCGACGGGCTGGCTGGCGACCGTGTTCTACAAAGAGCACTGGGACGCGTCTGTTACTGCTGTGCCGTCCAAGGTGGTTGCGGCCTCCGCGGCGCCGCCAGCACACGAACCCGAGTCGACCGCCGAGAAGGCGTTGCCGTCACCGGGTCCCGCGGCCCAGCATGAGGAAGCGCCCAGGCCAACGCCGCAAGCGCTACCCCCTCCCGCCGCTGGTGTCCCCCCACCACTTCCGGGCCCCCCGGCCCATGCGTATGACACGTACGTGCAGTTGCTTGCACGCGACGGCATCATCTCGACGAACTCTCCGTCGGAAATGCACGACAAGGCTTATTGGCTCTGCAGGGCGGTCAGTACCGGCGACACGATCCGCCTCAAGAGCATCATCGTTGAGTCCCAGCTGGGAGATCCCTTGATGTCGCAAGGGCAGATACGGACGATGCTCACAGATGTAGTCACCGCGTATTGCCCGCAGTATCGGAGCTTGCTCAACTAGCTTGGTTCACGGGAGCTTTACCCTTCCGGTTCAGCCAAAGGACCCCCGCGCGTTGCGCGCACCCTGGGGCCTATAGCGCTTATTCTTCGGCCTATGACTGCTGCGAGTTTTTCTCCGTGGCACCGGACCGGCAGGACGTGTCCGCGTGGCGTGGCGATCGAGGAACGCACCGTCACGATGCAGACCGACCAGGGACGAGTCCCTCTCCATACAGAGGCGCGGTGCTGTTCATTGTGCGAGCGAGAGGGCTTCCACTAGCTGCGGTCCATCGGGGCGCAGTGCGCTCTAGGCCGGGAACGGCTCTCAATCGAGTGGGACAGCCATCGCGGCCCAATAACCTGACATCGTTAGACCCGCCGAGAAACCCTGCGGACCACCAGGAGCATCACCGAGCAGGAGACCGTTGTAGTTGTAGGTGGTGTTGTACCGGCTGGTTTGGTTGTAGCCGGTGAAGGTGTTGACGGTGGGCCAGCCCGCATTGAACATTGCGTTGAAAATTCGCGCGCCCGGCGCGACGGCCGCGGACACGCTCGCGATGCCCCCATTGCCGCTGCTGGTTACAACGCTCCCGAAACTTCTGACATCGTTGAAGGACACGCTATTAGCTGCTGAATACGTGCTGATCGAAGACGTGATGCTGACGGTCTGCACACCGGTGGGGGGATTGAGCAGGCCGAATAATGCGGCGGAGTAGCAATAGGTTCCGACGGCGTAGTTAGTGATGAACCCCAGTTGAGTCATTGGAATTGAGCCGACCTTCGCCGTCGTTGTAGGAGGTGTTGAGCCGTAGACCTCAAGGTTGATGGCAGCCAGGACGCAGTTGCCGGTAATCGTGTGGTTCCATGAAAAGGTGGTAGCGGTTGCGCCCTGTCCGCCGCCTGTGGCGTCATAGGTGACTGGCGGCCGGCGAACAATTTGATGCATTAGCGCGTTGTTCGGGAATGCACGCCCAAGACGGGACATTTAGTTGTTCTCCAAGTCATTTGAGAATTGCGCGCTCTAGGATGTAGAACATGGGCGTCCCGGAGTGCCGAATTTCGTTGGTAACCAGCCGCCGCGGCCCCTCCGACAACGGCGCGCGCTTCCGAAGATGAAGCGCAGCGGGCCGTTGGCACTGTCGGCGGGCGGGCCGGAGCGAAGCGCGGAAAGGAACTCCGGCCCTGTTGCCGCGGCGGCTGGTTAGGTTGGTCGGCGCCGGAAGGGACGAGGAACCTAGCGCCGACCAAGCTCTGGTATGGTTGGCTCATCACAAGCGGTCGAAACCTCACCCTGTAGGCAGGCCCGCGCTCCACGTGGCATGGACAGGGCAACCGGAAACGGTTGCCATCCATTAGCCATCGGGAGAATCGAATGATGAACACTGACGAACTTGTTGGACAGCTACTGCTCTGGTCCGACCTCAGATACGTCACCCTAGAGGATTTCGAGGCGTACGTCGCTCAGCAGGAAGCTGTCAACGCTGAGCTACGGGCGAGGGTGACCGAATTGGAAGCAAGAGTGTCGGAGCTAGAGCGGCTGGTTTAGGTTTGGTCGGCGCCAGGAAATGACGAGGAACCCGGCGCCGACCAAGTTTTAGGCCGTTAGCTGCGGCGCCTGGTGGCCCGCGGCTTGGATTCCGGCTCTGGGATTGCCTTGGCTAGCAAGGCTTTTTCCAGCGCCGCCACCCTCTGTTCGAGGTTGGCTATCTTGCGTTCACTCCATGCGTCGGCCATCGTTTACGACCCGTCGTTGACGAGAACGCGGTACGCGTAGGTGTCCTGCGTGTTACCGTCCGCACGCGACCACATCGTGTATTCAATCTGACCTTCATTGGCGCGTGTGTAGGGGTTCACGATGAGCGTGACGTCCTGCACCCGGCGAATCACGTACCCGGACTGCAGGTCTCCGAACGCGCCCCACTTGTGCGAGCTGGCGTCGACCGAATCGGCCCAAGCCTGATCGACCACAACCGGATATCCCAAGAGCCGCTGATTCGACCGACCCACGTTGATACCGTCAATCGAACTATTCAGCAGCGGGCGGCCATTGCCGTCCACCAGCGTCTCGATCAGGCTCAGCGTTTTGTCGTTGAACGTCCACACCGCCTGATCCCGGTAGGCCGGGTCCACCGAGTGCACAATCGACACCAGCTCGGCGTAGGTGGGCGTGGCGCCGGCGATCGCGGTGGCCGCCGTGCCGGTGCTGATGCCGTACGGCTGGCTGCTGCCGGTGCCGTTTACCCAGTGCGCGGCCTGCGCGCGAGCAATGCGCTGGGTCAGCTTGTTGACGACGAGGGACTGAACGTCGAAAGCGGCGTCCTGCAGCAGTTCCAGCGACACCCGCAACGGCAGTTGTGACGCGCCGGGGGCGACATACTTGTACGATCCCAGCGTCTTCTCGCCGAATACCAGATCGGCACCGCCAGAGGCAGGGTCGCTGGCCTCGGCCGCGATCACACCCACGTTGCTGGTGTCGTCCAAGGTCGGCCACGTCAGCGGCTCGCCGGTCGACGTAACGATCGTCTCCACCGCATTGGCAACCCCACCAAAGGCTTTCATGCGGTCGGTGATCTTGTTTAGCAAAGTGGTGGGCACCATATACCCGCCGGAAGTGGTGGTTCCCGCGGTCTGCCCGTCGCGCAACTCGGTGATGTCGCTGTTGGGCTGTCCGGTGCGAAGATACGCATCGAACGCGCGCTCAAGGGTGTCGCCTTCCTTCGGGGCGGCGACGTGCACGGCGGCCTGCAGCGACGCGTTCGGCGCCTCATAGGCACCCTGGCGGGCGCGAATCGCCTCGGAGCGCTGGGTGGCTTTCAGCTCGGTCTCCAAGGCTTCGTAGGTCTGCACTTCGTCGTCAGTGAGGTTCCGGCCTTCGGCGGCGTCCAGAACGGCGCGCTGCTCGACCAGAAGCTCATCAATTGTCTTCAATTACTTTCCTTTCGAAAGGTTCACACGAGCACGCGCTCGAATGATTTGGGTGCGGCCGGTGATCACGTCGGCCGGTTTGGCTCTGAGAGCCACGCTCGTTCCGCTATAGGCGGGCAGCGAGACAGGGCTGATTTCCACAAGACGGGCGATACTCAGGTGGGTCCGTAGGTCGCGACCCTCGTAGGTGCCCCATGTCTCTTGGTCTGGTTTGAATCCGAACGAAACGCCAGTCATGTCACCGCGGTTTATCAGCTCGCGGGCATCGCGGCCGGCGCTGGTGTCGGGAAGGTCCACCTCAAAATGAAGGCCCCTGGTGTCCGTGGACAGCCGCAGCGTGCCCGATGACTGGCGGCCCAGCAGCTTTCCCGAATCGTGGTCTAGGAACGCCCTTACGTCGGTCGCCGGGTTCGCCAGCACCGCATCGAACGCGGTCGGGGCGAGGACTTCAAAGTACGGCCCAATGTCCGCGCGCTCGTTGAAAACGGCGGCATAGCCGGTGATTCGGTTGCCTTTGACCTCGGAGCGGACCTCGATACATCTGCGTTCAAGTTCAGGCGGCAACATCAACGTTGGTCTGTTCGGCATCGGTCTCCTGTATTTGTGGTTGTGCCGGCAGCGGCGGCAGATTGCGCATGCGCCGGGCCTCGTCCACGGTGATAAGCCCTGCTTGAAGCTGCGCGATAATCAAGCCCACCTCCGTCTCGTGGTCGGGCTGCACGAATTGCGAGTAATCAAAATCCGCGCTCTTGTTGGGCGGCAGCAGCAGCGACAAGCGTTCTTCAATGCGAGAAGTCCAGGGCTGCAGCGTGTAGCGGGCGAACCCTCTGTTCTGCTCGGTGAGCCCGGCGCCGAAGCTGGTCTGCTTTTGTGTCTGGCCCAAAAGGTGGGGCGGCACGCCGAACCAGCGTGAAATGTCCTCCACCTGAAAGGCTCTCGATTCCAACCACTGCGCATCAGCGGCGTTCATTGACCAGGGCGAGAACTTGAGAGCCTTGTTAATCACGGCGATAGACCCGGCGTTGGCTTCGCCCGCTACCTTCTGGGTCAAGCTCTCTTTAATGCGGGTGGCATCCTCCGGTGTCAGCTGCGCGCCCTCCTCGGGCGTCACAAGCCCACTGATAAGCGCGCCGTTGCTGAAAAGCCGCGAGGCGGAGCGCTCGGCAGCAATCGACGTGCCGAAGCTATTGCGAGCCAGCCAGATGGGGCTTAGGCCCCTGATACCGTCCGTGGACAGCCCAGGGATGTGGGTCATGTCCCGAGACGTCAACGTAAGAGCCTTGCCGTCGATCGTCTCGACAAGGAACGTTTTCGTGTAGTCGCTGTGCCACTGAATCGACACGGCTCGCGGGTGAATCGGGTACAGGCCCAACATCTGGCCAGCGCCGCCCCTGATGTGTAACAGAAAAGCGTTTCCGTGCAGCAGCAGATGCAGAAGCATCGTTTCGACCAACTCGAACTTGGTCAGCCCAGCCGCGCCGCCGGGGTTATCCAGCCAGCTCGGTACCGGCTCGCTGATGCCGTCGCTCCGCTCGTGAATCGTGCGCAGAGGCAGGCTGGCGATGCTGGACGCGATCAGCGAGACGGCCCGCCACACGGCAGCCAGGCCCAACGCCGAGAATTCGTTGACGTTGACGCCCGCCAAGTTGGGCGTACCCAAGCCGAAGAATTCGGCGGCGGCGGGGTCACCGATCGACACGAGGTCAAAGCTGCGTTCTTCGATGTCTTCCGGCGGTGTTTTGCGATTCCACCAGGCCATAAAAGTCCTCTAATTCGTTTAGTCAGGCCCACGCGATCATTAGTGGCGGGTCTTCTTTAGTCGGGTGCTGTGCGCGGTCGTGCATCATCGCCAGCGCAATAGCTGCGTCGATCTTTCCGCGACTTTTCGCTTTCGCGAGCATGAAGCCGCGTTCGTTGAGTCGCGGAATAGCGTTGAGTATCTGGCGCGCATATTGCGCATCGCCGTCGTGGCTTATCTCCATGCGCTTAATCGCCTCATACAGCGATCCGATAGCCGGCGTCATACGCTCGACACTTTGCGGAAACTCCACCATCGGGATGCCCGCGTCACTGAGCGTTTGTGCCGGCAATTCAAACAAGCGCGGATCAAAGGCCACTTCAATCAGTTTGTAGGTCTGATCCAGCTCACGGATATAGGCCATAATCGACGCCAGGTCGACTGCATCATCGGCTTTAGGCATCCAAATCTTCGCGACCGTATGAAGCAGCCCGTTGGGCCGCCTCTGGCCCAACACCACGGCCGTCGAGTCGCGTTTCAGGCCAACATCAAGCCCTACCCAAGTAGGTGCACCGGGGACTAGCTTGTAGTCGCTTTCCAGGGCATCCCAGACCCGCTTGCCGTCTGGTCCCAGCCAGCAGTCCGTGCCCTCAACCCACTGGCCTAGATGGAAGATCCTGAAATAGCCCTCCGGGCTCATTTCGACCGCTGTTTCCAGCGCGTCAATCGACTGGTATCCGGCATCGAGTGCCGGGCACGCCTCACGCCAGGCATCGCGGTCGCGGATATCGCAACCATCGGGCGCGGACAGCTCGGTGAAGCTGAAGCCGGCCGGCGTGTGACCGTCCAGAAACGCGCTACGAAGGTGCCACAGCGCAGAGCGCTCGCGGTCCAGGCCCGGCGTGCCGATACCCACAGTTAGGCTGCTGGCGCGCTTACCAGAGGCCAGCACTAATGCCGACCAGCTGTCCAAAGGCTGGAATCCGATTTCATCGGCGATCGCCAACGTCGGATCGAGCCCTTGAAGACCATCGACATCGTTGGCGATAGGAAAGCAGGTACCGCCGTTGTAGCCGACAACCAGCTTTGAGTCGCCTATCGCCGTATATTGAATGCTGCGATTGCTCAGCTCGGGCTCGGCCGCCACCATTTTGGCCGCAACATCAAACACGGATCGTTTCGCCTGACCAACCGTCGTCGCCATGATCGGTACTTGCGGCTCGCCGGTCTCATTCCGGTCGAAAGTGGCCCAAACTGCGAGCGCGGCCAGCAGCGTTGATTTACCTTGCCCGCGTGGACACTGAAGAATGGCCTGCCGAATGCCCGCTTTCAGGATTTTGGCTATCCATTCCTTTTGGAATGCCGCCAGCTTCATTGGCTTGCCGTAGCCGTGGCCTTTCGGAGCGCGGCAGTAGGTCTCTATGAAGCGAATAGCCCGCTTGGCGGGCTCCGTTTCGTCCCAGTCGTACCAGGGCGGCTCAGAGGTATCCCGAAAGCGCGTCCGGGCGTTACCACCCGACGCCATCAGCAGAACTGAATTAGCCGGTAACGGTCCACCAGCTGGTGATTAATCAAACTGAACAGCTCCGGCGAATTGCCGATAGTCAAAATCCAGCGCTCCGACACGTCATCGACCCTGCGCTCCGACGGCGGCCCCGAAGCACCCCGAACACTGCCGACCTGGGCGGCCATCCTGTCGACCATTTCGAGAATTGCCGCCTGAAAATCGAATGCGTCGTCCCAGCCGTGTTCGAGCGAGACCGAGACGTTGCTGTAGCCGCGGGGCCAGGTTTTGCAGCCCGTGCGGTACAGCACCCCGGCGGCATCGGCGGACTGCTGCACTTCGCTGAGGTCGACAGCGGTGCCATCTGCGGTAATCGAGGTCAGACTGACGATATTTTGAGTCGGCAGAATCAGGCTTGACCAGCCGCTACCGTCGACTGTGATGGTTTCAGTGGTCGTCGGCGTAACGTGCCAGCCTGCATATTTCCGGCAAGCGGCAGTCGCGGCATCGAGTAGGCGCTGGGTTTCCGGGTCGTCTGCATCGAGTCGCCCCTTTACGTAGGCTGCCACGTCGGCAGTGGTGAGTTCACTGGTCGGCATGCACTATTACTCCAAATCCCTTATATTGCAATGACTTTGGATCACTGCGTGCATGCGAAAAACGTTGCTATGCAGCGTGATCGGGGTCGGCGAGTTCGGAGTGGGTATCAACAGCGTTGATATACCCCGGCACTCAACCGAGAAGCGTTGGTATCGAACGGCTTTCGAGAGCTCAAAAATGGCCTCTGACCTGCGGTTTTCTTTATAAGCGTGCAAATCCGGCTGCGCGTGTCCCCCCGAGCGTACTCGCCGAACTTTTGACGAATGTCGTTGTGCAACAACGTATCTCGTAGCCGTACGGATGGTCGTCCGCTACCGTATGGGTCCTCGGCGGCGTTGTGCCAAGGTGCCCTGTATTGCAACGTATTTCGCATACGGAGTGAGAGCTAATGCCGTTGTGTTACAACGTCTTTCGCGTTGGCATCATTCGGTATCAACCTAGATGATGGTCACTCAGGAGTGAGTATCAACGTGGCTGATACAGCATGGTTGATATCAGCATCGTTGATACCGTTGTGCGATGTATGCAGGTCAGGTCGTATCTCGGTCCCGACGAGCTGAATTGCATGGCACGCACGCCGGACGTAAATTCCGCCGATCATGAGTGCCGCCCCTAGAGAGCGGCACAATGTGATCCCACGAATTGGCGTAACCAAGACACCGAGTAGTCAGCTTGAGCTGGCACTCCCCGCTCGGTGCTGGTAGCGACCTGTAGGCCGGGTGGTCGTACGTCCTGCGGCGGCGGTCCCGGTGGCATCGTTGGCACCGGGAACCGTCGCTGAGCCGGCCACACTCAAGGCATGGCCGTCGAACGGTCACAGGGCCATCGGGGTTGATGCGCCCATCGCCCCCATGTATGCCAGGTCGTTGTACGTGGTCTGCGGGTTCTGGCCGGGCTGCGTGGTGATGTTCAGATCGCCACCGATATGCATACCGCCGTGGTACTGATCCCCGCCCTGCTGCTGACCCTTAGCGCCCTGCTGCTGCTGCTTGTCCTTGTTGTCCTTCTTGCCCTGCGTCTTACCGGCCGATGTGCCGGTCGCGGGCTTGGCCTTGGCAAGGCCTTTGAGCACCCGCCCGAAAATGTTGTTCTGGATACCGTCCAGGCCGCCCCCGCCGCCATCGGGATCATGCACACCAAAGGTTTCTTGCAAGCCCTGGACACCGATAGCCGCGTATTCGCCGACTTGCTGGATGGTGCGGTTGGTCAGCTGGATAGCGAGCTGTGCAGCAGCGCCACCACCGGGGAACATGCCTGCAGCCGATGTGATGGCCGCCGCCGGCATGCCGCCGATGCCAAGACCGCCGCCGCCCGAGGGCTGCCAGCCGCCACCGGGGCCGCCTGGCTGTGAGCCCTGCGGGGTGGGGCTGCCGGTGTCTGTGAGCCCTCCGGGCATCGGGAAGCCTGGCGTACCACCGCCGGGTCCTGGCATTCCATTGCCGCCCGGCATAGGGAAGCCTGGCGTGCCGCCGCGTGGCCCCGGGAATGGGCCGCCTGTCCCGTAACCGGCCTCTTGGACCCCGGGCATGCCTCGGGCTGGTCCTAAGCCCGTACCGGCGACAATGCCGCGTCCCCGCGTTGCTTGGAAGGCATCAGCTGCCGACACGGGATACTGTGTGCCGCCAGCGGTATCGGACAGGTTGATGGTGCCATCAGGGTTGTAACCCGTCGCGGCGATAAAGTGTCCGTCAGCGAAATTGCGTCCAGCAATTGAACTTCCGGGAGCCACGTTCAAAATGGAGCCGACGCCGTTGTCAATAGATGCCTTGATGGCAGCGAACATCGCTGCCGGGCTTCCGCCGGACCCTTGCATGGGCACGAATCGACCTGCTGGATCGAGCTGGTTCATGCCAGCGGCCTGGGACTCGATGCTGCCGCCTGGGGCTATAACACCCTTGAGCTGGTCCTCGCTCATGTTGACGCCGGAATGAGACAGGATGATCCGAGCCGATGCGTCGATACAGTCGTTTGCGTACTTTTGCGCCGCAATAGGAATGGTGGACAGATTCAGGCCACTACCCGAGGTCATGCCGGCCGGCATGCCGCCCTGGCCACCGCCTGTGCTGAGCTGGCCGTAATTCTGCGGCCATAGCGATTGGGGGCCGCCGCGGGCCTGCATCGCACGCTGAGCAACTTGGATCTGCTGTTCCCTGGTAGCCATGGCCGCGTTCGGGGCGAACGCGGTGCCGCCGTACTGCGCCCAGGTGCTCTGATCGAACTGAAGACCGCCGTAGTAGCCGTTGCCGGTATTGATGCCCCAGTTGCCGCCGGATTCCTTGGCCGCCAACGCATCCCAGTTCAGGTCGTCGCCGCCAGGCATTCCAGAGGGGATACCGAGCAGGCCCGAGCGGCCCTGCATGTGGTTTTGCTCGGCTAGGGCGCCCAAAGCACCGCTGCCGCCCGTGTAGATCGGGTCCGAGTCGCGCATGGCCGCGAGCCTGCCCAGCATGGGCGCGGCAGCCAGCTGGCCGATGAACTCGACTAGGTTCTTGGCCAGGCCCGGCAAGCCCTGTGACAGGCCGAAGTCTTCATCGAGTTTCGGCCCGATGTCGCGCATGCCGTCAGTGAAGTTTTTGTAACCGGCCAGCTGCTTTTTGTTGGCTTCCTGCTGCGCCTGCTGCAGCTCTAGCTGCGCTTTGTTGATCTCGCGCTGATCCTCAACGATTTTGTTCCGCTGCTCCTGCAGCTGCTGCTCGGAGACGGTATTGTCTTTCTCCATCGCCAAGAGGGTCTGTTTGTCGTCCTCAAGGCGGTGCCTGGCTTGCATGAGGGCGCCTTCGGCGTCGTACTCGCCCTGAGTTTCGCCCGGCCGCGGTGCGGCGCCGAAGGACGGATCAAGCGGCGAGACAACCTTCGGGAGCTTGCCCTTGTTGCCCTTGCCTGGGACCCCCGGTACGGGAATGTCATCCCACGGCGTGGCGCCATTGATCGCTGAGCCAGCCCCAAATTGGTTGTTCGGGCGCGGCGCCCACCCCGGGCCGCTCGTGGCTGGCTTGTTGTCCGGCTGGTCCGGCGGAGCGAAGCTGCCACCGCCGCCGATGTAACCCGGAACGGTCCCCGGCGCACCGGGACCGACGTAATTTCCGTTTTGGTCATACAAGCCGCCCTTGCCGAGACGGCTGGGATGCCTGATATCGCCCCACATTTCACGGAATGGCTGCTTGAACCAGTTCCAGTTATCCGTGTCGGGGAGGGGAAGGTTGGTGTGCTTCTTTAGCTGGTCGTCGGCCTTGGGTATGAGGGCCATCATTCCCAGCAGTTCAGCGACTGGCGCCATAGCACTCGCCATCGATGCGGCAATACTCTTGGCGCCCGTCGCGGCGCTGGCCGGCAGCGTAACGCCCAGCATCTCCGCGACCTTGCCCAGCTGAGTGATGGTCGTTGCAACCTTCCACGCCCCCCACGCGCTGGCCACGGCATAGATCAGGTTCGGCCAGCCGCCGATCATGTTCGCCACAGGCTGCAGGTCGTTGATGAGCGTGTTCACCACGTGCGAGACACCAGCGATGGCCTGCGCAACCGACACAGCCGCATCAACCATGCCGTGCAATGTCGATTGGAACTCTTGCGGGCTCTTGTTGCCGAAGACGTCGAAAATCCTGTGGCCGATCTCGCCGATGGTGCGGCCAAGCACCACCGCGGCGTCGATGCCCTTCTGAATCCACTCGTGGAGTTGTCCGGATTGCTGCGCCTTTTGAATGAAGTCGGCGAACTTGGTTGCCAGGTTGGCGATCGACGTGGCCATGCCGGGGAGAAAATCGCTGCCCACTTTGGCGATGCGCGCGAACGCATCCACGACGGGACCCATTGCGGGGGCCAGGTTCTGGAAGGCCTGGACGATGTTGTTCATCAGCGAGCCGATGGCAGCACGGGTCCCTGGCGTCTTCAGTTGGCCGGCGAAGTTCTGGAACATCTCATTCATCGCGCCGGCAATGCCCGTGGTGAGCTGGCGAATCTGCGGCATGAATTGCTTGCCGAGATCGCTCAATTGCCTTGCGACACCGCTAAACAGGGCGTTTTGCGTGATCGCCTTGAGGCCGTCCAGCCCTGTTACCAAGTGCTGAATCTCTAGCGCGGCTTGCTGGGCATTCGGAGCGAGGCCCGCGAGATCCTGCGCAAACTTACGCGGGTCAGACATGTCTTTCAGGGCCTTGTCAAAGCCGCTGAGACCCACCTTCAGGGTTAGAAGCCCAGCGCCCCCGGCGGTTGCGGCGGCAGGGAGTAACCACAGCGCCTGGCTCGCCGTTGTGGCAGCCTCAGCCACCGAACCAAGAATCGCGACTAAGCCGCCGCCGATCGCGACACCGGCTCTGCCGCCGGGCACGCCAGGGATGCTGCTCGCCATGTCGCCAAGAAATCCGCCGCCACGTCCACCACCGCCGCCGCCACGACGGTGCCTGTGAGCGTCATCGATCTTCGCGTCGCGAAGGCCTCGCAGGGCATCATGCTGCCGCTTCACGGCACGGGTGAACTCGTCGGAGCCGCGCGCCGCGTCACGGTTGGCCGCCGCCAGGTCGCGCCGAGCTGCGTATAGCTGGCGCTCCAGCTTGACGCCCTCGCTGGCGGTGATCGCGGTGCCGCGGCGAACGTCGGTAAGCTTTCGCTCACTATCGGCAACCGCCTGCGTCGACTCGCGGATGCGCCGGTTCGCGGCCTCCAACTTTTTGTTCGATTCCGCGACTTGAGAATTTGACGCGATGACCCCACCCGCGGCCTTGCGAATTCTGGGGGAGGCCGACTCCATTTCCTTGCTAAATGCGTCGGCGGCGCTTTGTCCAGCTTTTTTCATTTGATCGCGGATCTGACGATCCACGTTGTCAACGCTGGTGCGGTTTAAGTGCGTAAATACGCCAATATCAATGCGCGGCACGAATTCCTCCAATGAGGATCAAAAAGAATCGGAGCCGGAAGGCCGACCCCAAAATGTGAGCGTGGTTAGTTGTTCGTGTTCGGCGTCGGTGCGCTCGAAATAAAACTGGCCGCAGTGCGCAGCTCAGCGGCCCGCTCCGCGATCTGCTCGGCCGTAGGCTCTGCAATGCCCTGGGCGCGGCACAACAGGCTCGCCAGCAATGTGTAGTAACTGCCCAGCCCAACCATGCCGCGGGCGTAGGCGGCGACTAAATCCACGCCAGCCTGGCGGATTTGCCGAGCCTCGTCAGGGGTCACGTTCTCAGGGGTCATTGCATGGTCCGTTCAATGTCGCGGGACGCGCTAATGTTCTCGAAGAACATCAGGCGCGGCGGAAGTTTTTCCGGGCTATCCAAGAGGCTGTTCACGGGGAGCTGATCAGCAGCGCTGATAAACAACGGTTCAGCGGTCAACGGTTCGACATGTGTCGTCTACACCAAAGGCAAGTGCCACTCACGAGAGGTTCAAGCTCCCGAAGGGAGCCGTTCCCCTGGAATCAAGGGAAAGCCACCCGCTCGTTACGGGAGCTACGCTCGGGCGCGGCGAAGCGCCGCGCTCCGGGGTTGGGGCCTTGTCGGTATCGGCATTGTCGAAGTTGTCAGCGATGCCAAAACTGGAACGCATTTTGATAAAGAGTCATAGAGGAGCGATGCATTTGCGCTGGTCAGCGCGTCGGCTCTTAACCGTTTTGGTTAATGGCCTTAACCGAAACGGTTAAAAAATGCATCATTATTTAACCGTTTCGGTTAAATTTCGCACACCCCGGGATCGCTTACCATCGCAGACAGCGCAGGGGTCGTTCGGGTGCCCCTTCCACCCTCCCGTAACCACATCCTTGGGCGATACCAGGCACCGCGCAGTTGATTCATACATAAGTAGCCCGGCGTCCTTCGCCCCGGCTATGGCGCGGGATACAGACACCGGGTGTGCCTTGAGCGTCTCAGCCAACTCGCCCTTGGCGAAAGTGGCGTGACCATTCGTCCGCGTCTTGCTATAGGCCAGGAAGGCGACACGGAACCGCAGGGGGATCTGCTCATTCTTCGCGAATGCTAAGCACGTCTCCATGTTCAGTTTCACGAAATAGGGCTCATCGCTAGTGGGTTGCAATCTTGCTCATCGTTTCCGCCCGGGGGCAATCATCGGCTAGCAGCTCTTGCATGTCGGCTATCAACTGAACCGCCTCGTCACGGCTGAGCAGGATGAAACTGCGGCCCTGCTTTATGTGGACTCCACCACCGAATCGCTTCGATAGCTGGACAGGGTTTGCGTTCACACCGCACACCCGGCCCGGCCCAGCTCATCCGCCAGCGCCACCGCCGCACGGCACAACTCGGGATCGCGCTGCAGGGCGAGCTGCGCCCGTCCCGACCCGAAGTCCATGACGTCCTGAAGCGCCGCAGCAGCAACGAGAATGCGCTCCGCTTTGTTGAGGTCATTGACGTCAATCCCGCGAGCCTCAAGCGCCCTAAATAGCGCCATCGCCTGCCCGCGGCGGGTTTTATACTTGGTCTGCCGGCCATCATGGCATTTGCGGCATTCGCTGCCGATGAAGTCGGCAGGCGTGCGCAATTCGTGCAACTCATTCTTACAGAGCATTTTGGCGCGTTCTTTCTCCCGTATTTGTACGGTTGGTAGACATGGGTGTTCCCCGTTACTATCGGGTACAGGGATTAAGCCCCTGACCTCGCATTCTTGCGATTCTGTGACACGATTTCCTTCCGGCATGCTTTGCACACCGGGTGCCTGCCATCGGCGGCATCGGCTTTAGGCGAAAAGCACTCCGGGCCTTTCGACCGCCCGCAAGGGCCTTTGCAGGTTTTGCGCGCCCCGACCTCGTAGGCGCCCAAGAACGTGGTGGCGGCCTTTTCCCTGCCCTTCGCGAACACTGGCCTCGCATCATCGTCGACTGGGGTGGAAAGCCTGTTGCGTTCTTCTTCGCCAGCTCGCCCCCATACCCCGTCGGGAAGGCTGGGATTTTCGCGACTCCTTTTGCGGGTATTCACGTCATCCACATCGCCGCAAAGGGTTGGTTCGATATAGTCGATATCCCCATCGACAAGCAGGCTGAAAACGGAGTCTTTCGTGTCAAAATCATTGTCGGGATCGTAATGCTGAAGATCTTCCCGGGCGATAATACCCAGCTCGTATTTCCTCTTTTCAATATCCCGGTCGACGCTGCGCTTATTCTTGCCGGCGCCTTTGTTGAGCCATTCGTTGGCCTGTGCTTCAAGGCCCTTATCTTTGCCATGCTTAGTCACTGTCATCCCCTGATCGGCCAAGTCGATCGCGCCGCCTCAAGAGGTCACTGTGGGTGGCCTCAAGCTCATCAAGTGTCAGCTCATGCAGCGGCTTGCCGGTCGTCTTCAGCAGGCTGGCGAGGGTAGTACCCAGAAAGAGATCTGCGCCGCGGTCGATCTGATCGGCCAACGCCCTGATCCGGTTACGCAACCTTGCCTTCGCCTCGATGTCGTTCACCGGGCGCCTCCCCCATCCGGCCGCTCCGTCACACCACCGCGGGCAGTCGTCGCCATCTGGTTTTCCAGCCACGCCTCGACGTCCTCGCGGCGGTATTTCACATGCCGTCCGACGCGGAAAGACCGCGGCCCCTGATCCATATAGCGCCAGTAGCGAAGTGTCCCTTCACTAACGCCGAGCAGTTGTGCGGCACCGGCCGTTGACATGATATCCATCATGATCGGCGCCCATCCTCGGCCGCGTCGTCCTCGTCATCGATGAATAGCGGGCGCACGGCGAGCCACTGCGCGTCGGTCAGGATGTACTCGTCGTCTGGGTGGGTCACAGCACGCCCCCAATCGGGCGCTGGACCGCAAGCAAGCTGTCCCGGTCAATTCGTATGGCGCGCTTGCCGAGCCGGTATCCGCTGATCCGCCCCTCGGCGAGCCATCGGCGTATAGTCTTGTGCGACAGGCCGAAAACGGCTGCCGCCTGTGCGATACTGATGCGGACGGGAAGTGACTCCAGGTCCGTCATCGTGCCTGATGTGGTCATAGAGCAACTATTGCATCCCCATCCTGCGATCCCCGCGGTTCTAGCGGGACGAATTCCGTTGCGGGACGTAGGCATTGACACATACACCACGCGCTGACCAGCGGATAGGCGGCGGTCTAGTGACGCAAAACACGGTGTGCAGAGGTTGGGCAGCACCGCCGTAATTAGGTCGCGGATGTAGCTCTCGATGTTGAACTAGCTAGCGCCGACAACGCCTCGGCGATCTCGCCATCGCGGCCATCCACGGCGCCCTGATAGATCAAACTCGCCTTCGCCGTCGAGTGCCCGAGCCGGGCCATCGTCTCCGGGAGGTTCGCCACACGCGCGGTTTGGTGTCCGGCGAAGTGCCGTAGGTCGTGGATTGCCGGCCGCGGCTTCTTCTTGCCGTCGCGGCCGATCGCCGTGAGCGCGGTCCTGAAGTAGCGGCGGAAGGTTTTGTCGGACAGGTGGCAGCTGCGGTCAGGCGGAAAGACAAGGGCGTCAGGCCCTTTAGCGGCATACGCGGCCAGATGATGCTTGAGGGCGGCGCGAATGTGTGGGGGAGCGACGACCTTGCGGCCTTTCTTCGTCTTCGGGGTGTCGACAAAGCACTTCCCGTCACGGTGGACAACGCCACGCTCGACCGTGAGCAGCGCGCAGTCGGTGCTGAAGTCTTTGCGCCGTAGTTCGGTGACTTCACCCCACCGCAGGCCGCACCACGCGCTAATCAGCACCAGGGCTTTGAACCGCTCATCGATGGCGTCGGCCAACTGGCCGACCTCGGCTACGTCGAGTATCACGGCCCGTTTCTTGCTCGCGGTCCCGCCGGCCCCGGTGATCTGTGCCGGGTTGGCTAGGAGGTAGCCGTCAGTGACGGCGGTCGCCAGCACCGCGTGCAGCAGCCCATACGCATGGGCGCGATATGTGGGCTTGTCGATCAGCGTTGTCGCGTGCCACTGGCGCACCGCTTGCACGGTGATGTTCCCCAGGGGGAGCTTGCCGAGCGCTGTCGGCTTGATGTGTTCCTCGAACAACCGGGTGTAGTGGCTCTGGGTGCGTGGCTTGAGGGGTTGGCCGCCCACGGTGCGCTGCTCGATCCACGTGGGCGCGTAGTCCGCCAGGGTCAGGCCGTGAGCCTGTTTCTCCGCTTCCCGCTGCGCGGGCGGGGTCCAGACGTTGAGGTCGATCAGCCGCCGTTCCGCTGCCAGCCACGCCTCGCCGTCCAT